TCGTGCATCTGCGCGGCGTGTCGCTTGATGGCGTCGTCGGGGTATCGCCGATCACCTATCATCGCGAGACGATCGGTCTCGGCATGGCGGCTGAGAAGTACGGCGCCGCGTTCTTTGGCAACAACGCCAAGCCTGGCGGCATGCTGAAGCTGAAAGAGGTCATTGGTCCCGAGCGCTCCAAGCAGTTGCGCGAGGACTGGGAGGATCGTTTTCAGGGGCCTGAGAATTCGCACAAGCTGGTGATCCTCGATGGCGAAATGGACTGGCAGCAGATCGGCATGGACAACGCCGATGCGCAGTTCGTCGAAACGCGCAGGCTGAGCAATCAGGACATCTATCGCATCTTCCGCATGCCGCCGCACAAGGTCGGGGATCTGGAGCGCGCGACGTTCTCGAACATCGAGCAGCAGGCGCTTGAGTATGTCACCGACTGCCTGCTGTCGGACATGGTGCGCTGGGAACAGACGCTGAAGCGCGATTTGCTGACCGACCCGGAGCGCGCGGCCGGATACTTCTTCGAGTTCATGCCGGATGCGCTGATGCGCGGCGACATCAAGAGCCGCTATGAGGCCTACGCCATCGCGCGCAATTGGGGAGTGCTTTCGGTCAACGACATCCGCGACCGCGAAAACCTCAACCGCATCGCGAATGGCGACATCTATTTGCAGCCGCTCAACATGATTGAGGCCGGCACGACACCTCCAACTCCATCGCCGACGGCATCAGGGGCCAAGGCATTGCTTGCAGTTGCGCAAGAACTTGTCGCCCGAGAGGACGCCACATGACCGCATTCCAGACCATTGATGCTTTCCGCGAGGGGCTGAAGGCCGGCACCGTCGGTGAAATTCCGCTGCGTATCGGGTTCGATACGGAGGTCAAAGCCGGCGAGGGCGACAGCCGCGCGCTGACGTTCACGATCTCGACGCAGTCCGTCGATCGGATGGGCGACAGTGTCGCCGTCGACGGGTGGAAGCTCGAGGCCTACCGCAAGAACCCGGTGGTGCTGTGGGCGCATGACTCGACCTCGTTGCCGGTTGCCAAGGCGCCAAAAATCTGGACCGAGAAACTGTCGCTGAAGGCTGAAGCCGAGTTCACGCCGAAGGGCATGGCGCGGTTCAATGACACCGTCTTTGAGATGTACAAGGGCGGCTTTCTCAACGCGACCTCCGTCGGCTTCGCGCCGCTGAAATATGCCTTTGTCGACGAAGCCACGCGCAAGTTCGGCATCGATTTCCTCGAGCAGGAACTGCTTGAATTCTCCGCGGTTCCGGTGCCGGCCAACCCCGAAGCGCTAATCGAGAGCCGCGCTGCCGGCCACGATGTCGACGCTATCCTCGATTGGGCGTCCGATGTGCTGGAAAAGGCCGCGGCCCGTGAGCGTGTGGTCAAGCTGGCTGATGCGGTGCTCGGCGCCGATGGCCAGGACGAACGCAACATCGAGTGGGCGCGGCAGATCGCAGCCAAGGCCGGGCTCGGCCTCTATTCACAAGAGCGGATCGACGCCATCGAGCGCGCCGCTACCGCGCAGCGCATCGCCAAGAAGCGCCGCGAAATCGAAGTTCTGCGCATGGGCGGCACCGTCCGCTGATTGCGCCTTCCCCGGCACAGCCGGGAGGCCGGAGCGCCGCATAGGGCGGGCTCCATAGTTGCGAAAGCAACCCCACCATGAAGACCCTTCAGGAGCTTCTGCAGCTGCGCGCTGCGAAGATCGACGAGCTCGCAACGCTCATCGACAAAGAGGCTGAGTATGATGCGGCCAAGGCCGAGATCGCCAGCCTCGACAAGCAGATCGAACGCAAGAAGGAGGCCGACAAGCTGGCCGCCGACAGCGCCCGCACTGTGACCGCCACCGAGCCGGCCAAGAAGACCTCGGTCCCCGCGACCGTCCGTCCGATCGGCACTACCAAGCACATTGTCGGCGCCGATGCGCCGGAACGTGCCTACAAGATGGGCCAGTTCTTCCTCGCAAGCATGATGGGCAACGAAAAGGCCGCGTCGTGGTGCAAGGACAACGGCATCATCGTGCAGAAGGCCCTCAGCGAGGGTGTCAACTCTGCCGGCGGCGTGTTCGTGCCGGAAGAGATGGCGAACGAGATCATCGTTCTGCGCAACAGCTATGGCCTCTCCCGCCAGCTGGTGAACGTCATGCCGATGGGTCGCGACCGTATCGTGATCCCCAAGCTCGTCTCCGGCCTGACGATGTACTACACGGGCGAAGGCGTCGCCGCGACGCAGTCGCAGCCGGTGTGGTCGAATGTCGGTCTGACCGCGAAGAAGGCCTCGATCCTGACGCTCTGGTCTAGCGAACTCGACGAGGATGCCGTTATCAACCTCGGCGACACCCTGACCTCTGAAATCGCGTATTGCTTCGCCAAGGGCGAAGATGATGCGCTGTTCCAGGGTGACGGCACGTCGACCTATGGCGGCATCACCGGCTTGCGCTCGATCTTCAACGCTGGCGTCGGTTCGCTGGCCGGTGCTGTCGATGCGGCTTCCGGGCACGATACGATGGCCGAACTCGATGCAACCGACCTTGCCGCTGTGCAGGGCAAGTTGCCTCAGTACGTCTACGACCGCGGCCGTCCGGCGTGGTTCTGCTCGCAGACCATGTGGGCGAACGTGTTCGAGCGTCTGATCGGCGCCTCGGGTGGCGTGACCAAGGACCAGGCTTCGGGCCGCACGATCCGCGAGTACAACGGCTATCCGGTGTACATCACGGCCTCGATGTTGGCGCCGGCCGCGACCACGACCGATGCGTCGGATGTGGCCATGATCCTGTTCGGCGATCTCAACATGTCGGTCACGATGGGCGACCGTCGCGGCATGACCGTGTCGCGCTCGACCGAATACAAGTTTGCCGAAGACCAGATCGCCATCAAGGGCACTGAGCGCTTCGACATCAATTGCCACAATACCGGCGACACCTCGACGCCGGGTTCCATCGTCGCGCTGATGGGCGAGTAATCGCCCTCAGCCATTCCTCCACACATCATCAAGGAGCAGGACATGGTTCCCGCAACCAAGAGCGTGATTGCGATCACGCCGATCTCGAAGACCAACGGCGCTACGGCGACCGGCGAATATATCGACACCAAAGGCTGGGATTACGCGGACATCGCCGTCATCGCCGGCACTGCCGATGTCGTCTCGAACACCCTTTCGGTGCTCAAGATCGAGGAAGGCGACACCACGTCGTCTTTCGCGACATTCGCTGGTGCGGTGCAGAACACCGATTTCACCGTCGCCACCAATGCCTACACCTCGACCGCCAACGGCCAGAACGTCTGGAAGTTCGGCGTCGATACTCGCGCCCGCAAGCGTTATCTCCGCGTCTCGGCGTCGCCGCAGACCACGATGGTGATTGGTGCGGTCGCGACCCTCAGCCGCGGCGAGAAGATGCCGTCCAGCGCGTCCGAGGCCGGTTCGCTGAACGCGATCTACGTCTAAGCCGGAAGCGTGCGGCTAGGGTAGCCCCCGAAAGGCCCGATCCCTGCGGGCCTGCCGCACGCCCCAATCGCAGGGGTGAGAAGGGACTCACATTTTGACTGACATCAAGCTCGATCTCGGCGCCGAGGGCATTTCGCCTCCAGGCTTCGTTCCGATGGGACATGACCACGGCACCGAGATCTATCCTCTTGCGGTCGACGACGAGAGCGTCGACGTGATCCGCGCCAGCCATGTGCTGGAACATTTCCCGTTCGGCATCGTGCCGGACATCGTCAAGCACTGGGCATCGAAGCTGAAGCCCGGTGGCGTGCTCAAGATCGCCGTTCCGAACTTCGAGTTTATCGCGCGGGCTTACCTCGATGGCAAAGAAGTGCCGATCGAAGGCTATGCGATGGGCGGCCAGACGGACACCGACGACTTCCACAAGGCGCTGTTCGATGCGCAGACGCTGACGGACCTCTTCCGCGAGGCCGGACTGACTGACATCGGCTTCTGGGACAGCGACGCCGACGACTGCTCGCGACTGCCTGTGTCGCTCAACATGCGGGCTGTGAAACCCGTGCCGCTCGCGCCTGGCGCATTCAAGGTGGCGGCAGTCATGTCGATGCCGCGGCTCGGGTTCACCGACAATTTCACCAGCTGCCACACGGCGCTCGCCAAGCTCGGAATCGAGGTCAACACTTTCACCGGGGCGTTCTGGGGGCAGTGCCTCGAGCGTGGCATCGAGCATCTGGTCAATCAGGGCTTCGATGCGGTCCTCACCATCGACTACGACACGGTCTTCTCGGCACAGAACGTCATGTCGCTGATGCGGCTGATGCTGCTGCATCCTGAAGCAGACGCGATTGCGCCCCTGCAATCGGCGCGCGGGTGGAGTTCGCCACTGCTGACGATGGCGCTGCCTGAAGGCGCGGAGCCCGGCAAGATTCCGCGCGAGCATTTCGAGACTGATCTCGCGCGGCTCAAGACGGGGCACTTCGGGCTGACGCTACTGCGCACCAAGGCGCTCGCCGATCTGCCGCGCCCGTGGTTCTGGGCAACGCCGGCACCGGACGGCACATGGAACGATGGCCGGGTCGACGACGACATCTATTTCTGGCGTCAGTGGGAAAAGGCCGGAAAGACGCTCTACAACGCAAACCGGGTCGTGGTCGGTCATCTCGAACTGATGATCAAATGGCCGGGGCGCGATCTTAACACGTTCCACCAGCGGGTGGCAGATTACTGGCGGGATGGCCCGCCGCGCGGGGTGTGGAAATGAGGGTCGAGGTTCTACAGGCACGCGCGCCGCTCGGTCACAAGCGGGTTGGCGACATCATCGAAAACATGCCGGCCGGGCAGGCGGGCGATCTCGAACGGCGCGGTATTGTTCGCGCCGTGGCTGCAATCGACGCGCCGGTCAATCGGGCTGTCGTGCCGGCGCAGATGGCAAGGAAGGGACGACGCTGATGTTCGCTCCTATCCGCACCGAGGCACCGGCCGAACTGCCGGTGAGCCTGGCTGAGGCCAAGGCGCAGTTGCAGATCGATGCGACCGTCTCCGACTGGGACGATCTGCTGACCGGCATGCTCAATGCGGCGGTGGCCTATGTCGATGGATGGAGCGGCGTGCTTGGGCGCTGCCTCGTCACGCAGACGTGGGAAGCGCGCTTCGAGTGTTTCGAGGCTGAGTTTGATCTGCCGTTTCCCGATGTGTCGGCAGTCGTGGTCAAATACTACGACACCAGCGATACGCTTCAGACCTACTCGTCGAGCAATTACCAGCTGGTGCAGGAGTCCTGCGGCAGCGAGGTCAGCGTCTACCTGACCTCCACATGGCCGGCCACGTCTCTCAATCGCGAGGATGTGGTGGTCATCACCATGACGGTTGGTTATGGCGCGGCAACGGCTGTTCCCGCAGCGATCAAGCAGGCGATTCTGATGATCGTCGGGCACTGGTTCGCCAATCGCGAGACGGTCAACGTCGGCAACATCACGACCGAGCTTCCATTCAGCGCAGCGGCCATGTTGGCGCCCTTTCGCCGCGTGGGGATCTGATGCAATTCGCGGCCGGCAAACTCGACCAGCGGGTGACGCTGCAGCGCGCCACAACGACGACGGACACTTGGGGCGCTGAAAGCCCGACGTGGTCAGATCTTGCGACCGTATGGGCCAGCCAGCGGCGTGCATCGGCGCGGGAAACGCTGGCGGCGGCAGAACTGAGCGCGAGCGTGTCGGACGTGTTCGAGGTTCGGCGGTCGAGCGAGATTTCCGATCTGGGACCGCTCGACAGGGTGGTGTGGAGCGGGCGGGTCTACGATGTCGCAGAGGTGACACCACTCGGTCGGTTTGGGCTGCGAATTGCAGCGGTGGCGCGCGGCGAAGTCGCGGAGAGCACCTTTACGCCGAGCCTCGATTTCGAGTTTGCCGTCAACAGCATGTACGTCCCGCTGATCTAGGGCGCTTGGAGAAACAGCATGACGATTAGCGTCAAGGATGCCAGCGGGGTTCCGACCTCGATCAACACCATCAACGACCTGATGGCGCTCGTCGGCGAGGTGCAGGCCAGCCCGACTTCGAACACGGTTCTGGACCGGCTGAAGACGATTGCCGCCGGGCTGACGACGCTTCAGGGATATGTCGACGGGCTCGAGGGCTACACCGACGGCCTCGAAACGCTGGTCACGGCGACGAATACGGCGCTGACCTCGCTGCTTGCGATCAATGTCGCGCAGCTTGGCGCGCGGACGGTGGCGCAGAGCCCGGCAGTAAACCTTGCGACCGACGATCCCATCGCCAAAAAGATCGGCACGCGCGCCTATACCTGGGGCAGCGCGATTGCGCGCACGGTGACCTCGACCTCGGCGCAGACGGTGGCGGTCGGCACCGCGGGCGAATATGAAATCTCGGTCGACACTGACTGTTATGTGCTGATCGGCAGCAACCCGACGGCGGCGGCGACCACGTCGCGCTTCATGGCGGCGGGCTCGGCGTGGACGCTGCAGCTGGCCTCGACCGACAAGGTTGCCGTGATCCGCAAGAGCGCGGACGGCAATCTGCTCGTGCTGCCGGTGGCCTGATGTTTCTGGCGCCTGGTTCCGTTGGCAGGATTGGCGATCCGCACGCCCCGGGGCAGGGCTTCGCTTTTGCCAATGCGGAAGCGGCGGCGCTCGTCGCGAGGTTTACGACTGCCCCGACTACCTCGCGAAAGCGTGCGATAGACACGCTGATCGGAGCGCTCAAGGCCGCCGGTGTGTGGTCGAAGCTCGACGCGCTCTATCTGCTGGCGGCGGCGGACTCGCAGGCTGCACGGCAAAACTGGGTGCAGGACCTCTACAACCTGACGGCAGTGTCCGCGCCGACGTTCACAGCCGACCGTGGCTATGCGGGCGACGGTGCGAGCGCGTACTTGAATACCGGTTTCAACCCGACAACTGCATCTTCACCTCAGTTTACGCTGAACAGCGGGCATATAAGTGCCTACGACCGCACGAGCCGCGCGGCGGACGGCACCAATATCATGGGCGCCCGCGAATCTACCTCGAAGTACATCGACATATTGGCGAGGTTCACAGGCAACGTCTCGATCAACCGCGTCAGTTGCGGTTCGGGTGGTGGCGTGTCGGGGTCCGTCTCCGACTCGAAAGGCCTATTCACAGCAAATCGTTCGGGAGCGAGCGCCCAGCAAGCGTACAAGGATGGCGCTTCTCTTGGCAGCAATTCGGCGGCAACAACAGGCTTGCCGAACGCCAGCCTATTCATCTTGGCCCGCAACGTTTCTAGCGCTTCCCCGGATGCGTACACATCCGACCAAGTGTCTGGCGCATCAATCGGTGGAAGCCTGAACTCAACCGAAGTCGCGGCGAAGGACGCCGCTATTCTCGCCTACCTCCAAACTGTGGGAGCCGCCTAAAATGACTGTCCAAGCATGGATCGTAATGGACCAGACTCAGCGCGACGCCGCCGAGGCGCTGAATGACGATGACGTGGCGCTCGGGTCGCGCCAGATCGACAATTCGCTCGCCAACAATCTCGGCTACGGCACGCTTGTCGGCAACTGGGTTGCGCCGGCGCGGCTGCTGAACGATCCCGACTATTCGCGGTGGATAGCGACGCTCGGGGCGTACCCCATCCACGTCATGGATAGCGACACGCTTTTTGCCCCGTCGGGCGACTGATGTCCCTGCGCGTCTCGACTAAGATTGAAGGACTGCGCGAGCTCGATGTGGCACTCGGCGAGTTTAAGAAGTCGACGGCGCGCAACATCCTTAAGCGCACGCTGATGCAGGCGGCGCAGCCAATGGTCGACATGGCGAGCCGGCTGGCGCCGGACGATCCGGCGACGGGACCGCCGGACCTGCATTCTTCGATCATCGCCTCGAGCAAGCTGCGCAATGAGACGGGCAACAAGGAATTCGCCGCGGTGATGCGCGCAGGCGGCACGCGGGCAGAGGCGCGCTCGGCTTTGCTGGCGGCCAAGGCACTCGGTGGAGAGGACAGCTTCGCCATCGTCTATGTCGGGCCGAAGGCGGGCAGCAAGCGCAACGCCATCAAGGCGAACGTGCAGGAATTCGGCAGCGTGAAGCAGGCGGCGCAACCCTATATGCGGCCCGCGTGGGAAGCGTCACAGGGCAGCATCCTTGACGGGATCAAGAACATACTGGCGACCGAGATCGCCAAGGCGACGGCACGCGCACAGGCGCGAGCGCTGAAACTGGCGGCAAAGAAGGGCTGAGATGGAAGCGGACTTGCTCAGCCTGATCCTGTCGGCGTCGGGCGTTACCGATTTGGTCGGCCAGCGTGTGACCTGGGGCGCGCGGCCGCAGGGCGTCGGCAAGCCCGACATTGCGCTGCTGCTCGTCAGTGGCGTGCCCGACTATCACATGCAGGGCGAAAGCGGGCTCGATGCCTCGCTGGTGCAGGTGGACATCCGTTCCGATGCCTCGCTCAAGGCTGCTGGCGACATTCGCGACGCCGTGCGCGCGGTGCTCTCGGGCTATTCTGGCACCCTCGGCAGCACGACATTCTACGGGATTTTCCTCCGCTCGGTTCGGCAGCGTGTCGAGCAAGCCGAAGGCGGGGGTATGGCGTACCTGATCCAGATGGATTGGGACATTCAGAGCCGCGCCGCGGCCTAACTCTCTCCGATCAACATCAACACAAGGAGCCGGCTATGTCGGACCTCACTATTACCGCGGCAAGCGTCGTGAAGGGCGCAAATGCGCGCATCGACCGCAACGGCTTCGCGGGTGAAACCATCACCGCCGGCCAGGCTGTGGTGAAGAACTCATCCGGCTATTGGGTGAAGGCGGACAGCAACCACGCGACCGCCGCGCTCAACGCCGCCACTGGCATCGCGCTCAACGGCGCGTCGCAGTATCAGCCGATCGATGTGCAGACCGATGGCTCGATCACCATCGGCGCGACGCTGACGGCGGGCATTGCCTACTATCTCTCGGACACGGCCGGCGGCATCTGCCCGGTAGCCGATGTGGGCTCGGGCGAAAAGGCCCAGGTCATCGGCATCGCCACCAGCACCACCGTGCTCAAGCTCGGCTTCCTCGCCTCTGGCGTGGCGCTCTAACCCTCAAACCATAGGAGACGGCCATGCCCAGCTCGGCACGTATTGGCTACGGCACTATTCTCAAGAAGGGCGACGGCGGCTCGCCGGAATCCTTCACCGACTACGGCTTCGAGATCAACTCGGTTGACGGGGTCGGCTTTTCCCGCGAGGCCATCGACGCGACGCACATGCAGAGCGCCAGCGGCTACCGCGAGTACGTCGGCGGCCTCAAGACGCAGAGCCCGTTCACTGTCGAGGTCAACTGGGTCGCTACGGGAACCGGCGCAATTCAGACCCTCGTCGAAGCGACTTCGCCGCTGGGCAACTGGCAGATCCTGTTCCCCGACAATTCGTCGGTGACCTTCTCGGCGATGATCACCGAGTTCAAGCTCGGCGGCGAGACCCCGGATGGCAAGCAGACGGCTACTGTCAGCTTCACGCCCTCCGGCGCTCCGACCTGGGCGTAACGGATGCCAAACAGGGAAAAGGGCGAGATCGCCATCACGATCGGGGGCAAGGCGTTCACGCTTTGCTACTCGAACAATGCCATTGCCGAGCTCGAGCAGGTGGCAGACGAGAGCGTGATCGTGATCCTCGCACGCTGGGCCAATGGCGGGCGGCTGTCGCTGCTGCGCCTGATGCTGTGGGGCGGGCTGCGCAAGTTCCATCCCGACCTGTTGCTGATCGATGTTGGCGAACTACTCGACGACACGACGCGGGACGAGGGCAAGCAGATCGGGGAGGGGATTGCTGAGGCAATCCAATTTCGCCTTTCCGCCCTCGGAATCGACCTCGCGCCAAAAGTCGACGGCGAGCCAGCCGCAACTGACGCAGGCTGACGCTCTGGTCGAGTTCATCTCGGCTGGGTTCTCTGAAGACCTGTTCTGGTCGTCGACACCGCGCCAGGTGCATCGGCACATGCTGGCCGCCCGCAAGCGCGATGCCCGCGCGCACAACGAACTGTTCACGGCGCAC